AGTAGCAATCGATATATCTCATATCGTTGTTTGCGTACTGGTTATTTGTCTCATCGTGGACGGCGTAGCGTGTATTTCTAACGGTGATTTTGATGTTCTTAATCGTGTTATGTCGCCAAACGTTCAAAACGCTGATACGGCTTGACGTGTTACGAGTAGTCTTGCTATCTGGAACATCCATTTTAAGACGGACATCACCGACACCAATGATATTAACATAGTCAGGTACTTCAATGCCTTGACGCTCAGACCCGTTATTTTCAACTTTACGAAGGAAGTTGTCACCGCCCAACTCTTGAAGAATATCGTACTCACCAGAATGGATATACAAGGTAATAGGATTGTCAGCACTACCCGAACCCAATGCTTTGATAGCTTCTGTTAGCGTGCTGAAATCCCCGGCTGATTTTTTGATGGTGTATTCATTTTTGAGTTTAGGAAATGCGATAGGTGTGTTACTTTCGAGGACGGTTGACCCATAGTTAAGATTAGGCAATTTAGAGCCTGCCGCTAGTCCACCTTGAATGAGTTTCGATTGTGGGTCAGCAAGTCGTCGAGTGATTAACAGATAGCCGTTCTCGGAAGGTATGAAGTCTTCACTAATCAAATCGTCACGAGTAGCAAACTGTTTGAGTTTGCGGTCGTCAATACTGAAATAGTAAGTAAAGATTCCTCGAACATCCTTCAGACCGTACTTTTTGCCCTTTTCGAGATAAATTGGTGGGTAGATGCCCCAAGTTGGCTCATCTCCAGTCGTTTTAGGGCCACCATTGTAATACTTGCCACGAACGAAAGTATTTTCATCAATGAGTTGCTTAATTTCTGTTACGAAATCAAGGTCAGTAGCTTTGACATCAACTGACAATTTTGGGATTTTAAGGGAAATATATCCGTCTGGCAGATTGTTTAAATCAACGTTAGCAGCAGATAGCTCTGCTACTGACGCATTGAACACTTTGGGTTTAGGGTCTTCGTTTCGAGTAGTAATATAGAGTAGCGAATCCTCTGTGGCAGTGTATTCTGTAGTTGCTACTGTGTCGTTGTTCGCTAGTTTTTTGATGATACGGCTACCATCTACGGATGTAATGAATGACAGTACCCCACGAACTCCAACGATATAGTAAGTTTTGCCTTTAAGTAAGTTTACTGGCAGGTAACGGCTCCATGTGTTGTTGATATCACTGATAATCTTTCCGCCGTTCTCGACCCAGAAAGTACCATTGATTCGGTCTGTCAGCATTTGCTTGATACCTTGTGCAAAATCGACGTTATCGGCGGTAACTTCATTACCTCCAAGGCCACGGGACTGGTAGACACCGCCCTCTTTCCAAGAGCGAGCTCCTTCGTCGTAGTAATACCATTTGCCGGTATCCTTGGCTACCACAATACCATTGGCGCCGTTTGGATAAGTGCTACTGATTTCTGATAGCGAGCCTAAAACTGCTTTAGGGGCGTTAGATTCAATCTTGTTGAATTTCTTTTCAACGAAATCGGCACTTGCCTTGCCGTTTAGAGTGTTCTCGATGGTGTTAAGACGGTCATCCAAGTTGCCGGCAAGTCCACGGGCTTTAATAACTTCCATGTTAGTGTTTCCGTTAGTGGCACCGTCAGCATAAGTCGTTTCAATAGCCTTAGCGATAGCTTCCCGAACGTCTGCCCCTCTTGTTTTCTTACGGATTGCCTTAGTCAAGACACTAATGTTCTTAGTGTTCTCAAGGGGCGTGACATCATCGTAGAGGTTCAAACGTCCCTCTGCTTCGATTTCTGGCATGTTTAATTACCTCCATTTAATTCTTGTTGCAATCTAGCAATTTCAGCTTCTACGCCATTAATCGTTCTAGCACGCTCTTGTTCGTCCATGTTGTACGATGCTAACTGATTATCATAGTTAGCCTTAGCGGTCAGATAATCAGCGTACTGCTTATCATAAGCTGCAATCTCGTCCGCTGATGCGTTGGGGCTAGGCGGATTAGGTGCTTTAGGGGCTGTAGGTGCTGAGCTAGGTTTGTTTTTAAGTGCTGCGAGTTGGTCACGTAAAGCTTTCAAACGTTTCTCTTTATTAGCCGTTGATGTATTCTGTTTCAAGCGTTCGATAGAGTTTTCAGCCTCTTGTAACTGTAGCTGATACGCTGAAAGTGACTGAGATTGTGACCCGATAGTTAGATCAACACTCTGTGGGTTTAGAATATCAATTTTTTTCTCCAAAATTTGCAAAGTTTCAATCCCAGACAATGGTGCATTGATAATCGGGTGTTTGTTCCCAATTTCAAATTTGTCATATCGGTTATCAATTAGATAACGCTCTACCGCTGAGATAGTCCATTTAGCGAGTGCGATTTTTTGATTTCGCAAATACTGCTTACCACGGGCTAGCAGGGTTTTAGGGTCGTCGATTTCTGTCCAAATTACAGCCTTACGGATAATACCAAACTCTTTGATAAGGTCCTTATCTTCCAAAAATGCACTGTTATTGTTAACGTGCCAAATGGTGAGCTGTTCTCTGGTGACATCGGGGCTCTGGTCCTCGTCTGGATGTTCCTTCTGGATATCAGCACCAACCGGCATAATTTGAGTAGCTAGACCGTCAAAATCAAGCTCACGGCTGGCAGATTTGATATTCTTACCAATCTGAAGCGGTGATTTTTTGGTTTCACCGATTTGGGAAGTCCAGTCCACATATAAGCGAGTATTCCGCTCGTAAATGGTCAAATATCCCCCAATATTGTTAATGATACGCTCTCTGACACAGTCCCAAGTGCTTTCGTAACCGAGATAACGCCAAGGCTTATCAGTCCTACTGTTTACCGTGCAAACACCAAGGTTAATGCGTTTGTAGTCCTCGACCTCTCCGTTAGCAACCCTTAAAATTTCAGTTAAGTAAGGTGCTGCCCCTTGGTTCGGTAATTTCTGGAACCACTGGGCAGAATCGTGCAAGAATGAAAGGAAGTCCTCGCAGGTCACTTTCTGAGCAAAGCCGTCCGTCATCATTTCGTTAGTAGATGTCAAAACCCTGCCCACAAACTCAACTTTGCCGTCGTAAAGGTTGACAACCTCAACGATTGACTTGAACGGCACCATTTTGTTATAGAGAGGGTGCGTAAACGGAATTGCAAAAGAGAACTCATGAATGGTGTTTAGAGCTTGGTTGATTTCACCAACAATTACCGTACCACCCCTTGGACTGTACGGGTCATGGATAGTCTTGCGTGCCGTAGTGGTACGATTGAGCTTATCCCAACGTCTAGCATTGAAATCGCTCCACCAATAAACGGCATAGCCGCCTTTTTGTTTAGCGGTTTCGGGCGGTTCAGGAACGACGATTTTTTCACCGCCAACTCCTACAAGTTGCCCGTTATTGTCATACACATAGACATGCGTAAAAAACTCACCTCGCTCATTGTTATGGTCCGAGACATTAACAGTACAGTACCAGTTACCACCCCATTCAACACCGTCATACCAAATGATGTCGTCCTGGTCGATAACTTTTCCGGCACTAGGCGAGTAGTTTGTCTTTCTGCTCCACGTTGGGAATACCACCCCTTTGATACCAGTATCATTTCTGAGATTTGAAACCTTGACAGCATAGCCCGTGTGGCTGATGTTAAATACTTCGATTTTACCGCTTGCACTCATGCCATCACCTCGTTATTAAAATGCATGGCAATCGTGCCGTTGCCTTTAGCTTTGAAATAATTGACCCCTTGATAAAGTGTCAATGCAAACTCCCTGTTTTCACCACGTTTCAAATTGTAAATAACCCCTTCTGAATCGGTAAGCGTGATATCTTCATCGCAATAAATGACCGGACTGATAGATGTATCACCAGAATTAACAAAGTAAATTGTCCTTTCTGATTTCGTATATCCAAGTTGCCATTTAGTCCATGTTGAATCATCACTTTCAAAATCGAATGTGTCCCATACATCATCGAAGTATTCGTTTTCGTGAAAAGCGAATGGATAGCATTTGAATGTGATAGTAGCCACTAGATTCTTCTTAATCGGATCATCAGCTACCTTGATGTGCTTAATCTTGCCCATCCAATAATAACGGCGGTCATGCGTATCAAATAATTTTCGTTCCGTCTTAGTAACCATTTGAGACTTAATCATACGTTCAGCGGTCTTACGGTCTTCATACTCCGTAAATGGTAGCTTGAACTCGTATGTAATCTCTCTAGGTTCAAAAACACGTTCCCCCAGAACACTAGAGAAATCGAGGACTCCCTGCATAAAGGGGATAGACTCGACAATCTCTTTTTCGTCTGGGGTAGGTGCTTCACGTTTTTGAAGGTACCACCCAGAATCACGGCTATTAAAATCGCCAAATTTTATATACTCTTTGATTTTGGTAATCATAATCTGTGTCGTCCTTTCAAAGTTTTAATCGTATCAATGGCGCTGTTGAAATTATTAACTGTGCCACCGACAAGAGCACCAGTATCAAGCACCATGTTTTGACCTTGTGCCACTTGGTCTTTGAGCTCTCCAAGGGCATCGATAACATCACCAAGCAAGCCTGCTGAATGTGCAGCATACGCTTCTTGACGTGCTGAAATCGCAGCGTCTGGTGTCTTATCTCGCAAGACTTCCATCTTCAACTGACTAGCCATGTTTGAAGTGGCACCGGTCAGCATGGCATTAGCTCGAACATTGAACCCGTTGACTTGGTCACGGATAAAATCAAGGCTATTAGCTACCTCTGGGGCTGATTCATCTATACCCCTAGCGATACCAAGACCGATATACCAACCAACTTGGTCACGGAAAAGGTGTGAAGGCGAGTGAATTTTGGCTTTAGCTTGAGCTGCACGCTCTGCTTGTGCCACCAAGGCGTTAGCTGCTGCTGTAACCGCTCCAAGAGCTGACATCAGACCAGCGGCAAGACCTTGACCCATGTAAGCACCGGCTGAGAAAAAGGCTCCATAGCCTGCTCTAGCTGCGGCTGCCGCTTGGTTGACCGCTGCTTGCGTAACTGCAACTAATTGCTGACCACTCGCTTGCATAGCTGAGACCATTTGAGCACCCCCGGCACGAATAGCGGCAACCACTTGATTCATGCCGTTTCTAACCGCTGAGACGATTTGATTCATAAAGGCTTGCGTGCTAGCAACCATTTGCATACCACTAGAACGTAGAGCCGCAGTCATTTGCATGGCTCCAGACGTTACGGCTTGAACTGCTGACATCATACCAGCACTTACTGCCATGCCAAGAGACATCATTGTTGCCTGCAAGGTCATTGCTGCCGCTCCGACTGTAGCAAATACACTAGCTAACATCATCACTTGAGCGCTTACCATTGCAAGCCCAGCTCCTGCCATTTGGGCTGAGCTAGCAAGCATAGCAAGCTGACTAGACACCATAGTAGCCATCATGGAAACCATGCTGAAACCAGTCTGAGCAGTCATGAGTTGAGCGCCAAACATAGTAACTGCTGACCCTGCCATCATGAGCTGTGATGTCATTTGCATCAAGCTAGTGGCAAACATCATGAATTGAGTGTTTAGCATGGTTAGTGAAGTACCAATCATCATGAATTGCGTACCTACAAGCGTTAAGCTAGTCCCTAACATAGTCGAGCTAGTAGCCATCATGGTCATGCTCGTAGTGATCATAGTTAACTGAGTAGCTAACATAGTTAAGCTAGTAGTTAGCATAGTCA